TTATTTTCTTTAATTTATTAATAGTTGCCTGTAATTTGTCTGCTGGATTTATGTCTGTACCATCATTACCAACTTGATATGTGTCAAGAATTTTTGCAGCTTCTAAATTAAGAACAGCTTGTTCTTTAACTCTTGCTTCTGTATATGCACCAGGTAATTGTTCAAGCTCTCCTTTTAAAGTTTTCATGCCATCAATAAAGGCACTAAACTCATTTTGTTTAGCTTTTCTAGTATCTTCGTAAAATCCTTCTACGCTTGGCAGATCAAGTGTAGGTACTAGCTTTGGTTCAGTAGGAGTCGAGTAAGTTTGTCCATACCATTTAAAATTTTGTATTTGCGGAGTTTTAAATGATAGATCTACCTGGCTAACGTCTCCAGTAGATTGACCAGTAGCAAGTTGTCCTCGCTTTTGGTTTCCTTTTTTCTTGGGTTCTGCATCCCCTTGAGTGTAATTTAGTTTTTGTCTTGCCATTAAATTACCTCAAAATCTACGTCTAATTTACTGTAATCAACAGCTAAATAACCATTAATTCTTGAAATAGCATCAGGTCTGCTAGTAACCAGATCATGTGCCATTACCCCTCGATAACGTGTTCCAGGGTCATTTTTATAATTAAATTCATAGATTGGATAACCTTTTGGAGATTTACCTGTTCTAACTATATTCTCCTTAAGTCTTATGTCACTAGGCTGTGGTTGTGGAGTATTGGCTGCAATTACAGATTGGTTAGCTTTAACACCATAATAAGTGTTAAATCCACCAACAACAGCACCAGCCATACCAAGTGCGTATGGACCAAAACTAGGCTTGGGTATGCGTAGTGGCTTAACTGGATCAAGATAAGTTTTCTTAAGATATGTTCTAGCAGATCCCCTTCGAGAAGCTCGATCAGCTTGTGCGTCAAGCCTTTGTGTTTGTGATCCTTTAAGCGCAAATGCAGCATTTCTATTTGTCACAAAATCTGCTGCTGCTCTCGATCTTTCTATCTCAGCTAAAAGAGTCCAAGCATTTTGTCCAATACGTTGTGATGCTACTTCTCCTTTTTTCTGTAATGCTTGTTTTCCTCGCTCTGTTTGTTCTTGCGCTCTTTGTTCTTGTATTTGTTGCTGCTCCATAGTGATCCTGGTCGAATCTCTTTCATAAGCCAGGTCAGCCATAAATTCTGTATGTTGTATAAAGTCCTCATTCATTTGATTCCTAACATCTTCGGTCATTCTGTTTGATTGCGTCTGCAATAATTGACTTTGATAATTAAGATTATTTTGTGCATTTTGAAAGGCAACATTAGATTTGGCTTGTTGATAAGCCATAAACTGTTGCCCTACTCCCAGGACTCCAGAAATTACTCCTAACGTAACTGCTTCACACATTAGTTAAACCTTGGCAAATTCATAGAAAGGACGACCTTCATACCCAAATGTAGCGTGTTCTTTGATGATTGAGAAACCCATGTACTTAATCCATTTTACATGAGTTCTATTTCTTGCATCTACATAATTAAATAATATTGGATAATTCATTTTAAATTTATCTAATTCTATTGGAGAATTGCGAAGAAAAGCTCTTATATCTTTGTAGTCAGTAGTCATAGTCCTATGACCTAGCATCCATATTTTCCCCATATTTTTTCTAATTGGAATTACTCCATACATACCCATAATATTTCCTTTTCGGCCTACCATAGTCATGCAAGGCTGGCTTCCAAAATAACAATATATAAGACTACTTTTTGGATCAGATCCAGAATATGCGTATATCTCTTCTATATCTTCTTGCCTCATGTTAGAGGCAACTTCTATT